GCTTACCACCGTTGGGCCACCGCTTGCTGATCCAGCAGCTACTTCGTTAATGTCAAGTATACCGTTGTTGTTAGCGTCCCCGTTTAGGTCACCTTGTGTTAAATTGATTGTTAGACTACGAATAACTTGGTCCATAGGATCCCAGTCTGCTGTAGGATATTGAGTAGGAAATGACGATTCAGCATCTCCCAATGGAATGTAAACAAATGTATACTGTCCAGTCACAAGTCCTGCGTAGTTAATACCTTGCCATACGTATGATTCTTGTGTAGTACCACCATTAGTAGCACCAGTTGGGTCGTATGGAACAAGTTGAGTGCCGTCACTTGTAAAAAAGTTCACACCTGATATTAAACCAGCTGGTGAATTTTGTGATAGCAAGTTAAAAGCATCGATGCTTGTGCTGCCATCCGGTTTAATTATTTTAATTTCAGCTTCGTTAAAAGCCTGACCGTGCCAGTTACCATACCAGAAGTTTAAACCTCCGTTACCGTCACCAACGTAGCCGATTGAGTTTGTGTGTGCCAAGGTGGCTGTAGATACCACCGCCGACACGGCAAGTGCGACTGCTGTCGCTAAAAATTTTTTCATGTTGTCTGCTCCGCACCGAATTTATTCTTATTATTTTTTGTGCTTGTTGTGAGTCGGGCCTCACTGAGTATTTAATGGTTTACCATGACAACGATATATGGATATATTATTCATAAAAAAAAGACCCGAAGGTCTTCTACTGATTACGAGTTCCAGTACCGCTCTATCTTTGCGGCCGGTTTAATTGAAAATCACTTAGCTAGAAGTTTTAATGTTGCTGCCTTCTTTTCTGCACTTAGTGGAACATAATCCAAAGCATCTGCCATTGCATCATTATCATAGCAATACTTGACAAACTCAGCAACATGTTTTGTGTTGGCACCGTCAGGGTAAACAATCAAGAATGTGTCAGCAGTTAAAATCCATTTGCCAGATTTAAATGCATCTGCACTTGATTCAACGCCGTTAACTCGTGTTGTTGTCAAACTATTTTGCTTGGCATAAGCATACTCAACATAGCCAATTGTACCTTTGACTTGTTTAACTGTTGCGGCTACACCAGCATTGCCTTTGCCGCCAACGTAATTGCTTTTCCATTTAACAGCCTTACCTACACCAATGTCTTGTTTAAACTCAGCGGATGCGTTAGACAAGTGTTGAGTGAATACGCCTGTTGTGCCAGAACCGTCTGAACGAACTGCTAGTGTAATTGGCATGTCAGGTAAGCCTTGTCCCAGTTCTTTCCAGTTAGTGATCTTACCACGGAAAATGTCTGCAACCTGTGTAATGGTCAAATCAATTTGATTGTTTGTGACACTTTCTAAATTAACAACTAGAACAACTCCGCCCATTACCATTGGGAATTGGATCTGTCCCATCTTATCTAAATCTTCTTGGGTACGAGCAACATCGCTTGCACCAAAGTCTACTGTCTTTCGATCGATTTGTTTGATACCACCTGAACTACCAATTGACTGATAGTTGACTGTGTTGCTAGTGTCTGCTTTGAAAGACTCTGCCCATTTTGCATAAATTGGATATGGAAAACTGGCACCAGCGCCAGTTATTGTAAATGCATTTGCAGTTAATGTGATAGTGGCCACCAGAGCCGCTAGTAGTTTTTTCATTGTGTAATCTCCTTAAATTTTTAATTACACAAATATTTAAGGTTGGAAAGATTACAAACAGATTACAAACTACCAGTTTTGGGAAATTTAAATTTAAATCCCTTACCGCTTTCTAGTATGCAAGAGACTTTTCGGTTGTATAATACAATCGTCCAAGTTTGAGTTTCAGTATTAAGGACGACAGACGCATATACTGGTTCATCTTCTGCGGTTGCTTCTTTAACAACGCCTATCCACATGGGTTCTTCACCATATTTTTCACCGAACCAAGGCAGCATTGTGCTGGCTTCATCGCATACAATGGTTTTGTTAATTTTTTCTTCTTTGGCAAACAATGACACAGGCATCAGCATCGCCGCAATAATTAATAATTTGCCAAACATAAAAGATCCTTAATCTAATACTTACCTTATCTGTTATAATTTATAAGAAAAACTGCAACCCAGGTAACAAAAGCAATTGCGCTAAAAGCAATTGTTAAGCCAATTCCCCATTCGAAAACACGCAATACTGCTTTTCTTCTCTGCTGAATAGCATACTGTCTTTCTCGTTCTTCTTGTTCACGACTGCGTTTTATCTCTTTTTGGAAATTCAACCAATCATCCCACATACCACCACGGCCTTGATAGATCATCATCTGCTTTAGTTCATCTTCTTGAGCCGCAAGTTGTTCTGCGGCCATAAATGCTTCGAGGTCGCTCTTATGACCGTGCTGATGGGCACGCTTTTGTAGTTCGGTTTTTAATCCGAAATACCGTGCCATTGCTTCTCCTGCTTCGTATATCTCTTTACCATTAGCAAGAGTTTGCTTTATTACATCAAAAGCCGCATTGGCGGCTGCTAATTCTGCTAACATCGAGTCTGCTCCTGTTTTTTATTATTTTATTATTCACTAATAGTTATTCGCCTTTTGTAAATGTTAACAAGAGCAGTTAATTGGCCAGTGGGTTATCCAACGCTTTTTGTATTTTCTTATCTACATTAGAATTAGTTTCTTTGATAGCAAGTTCCATCTCTTTACGTGCAGTATTCAAGTCTGTAGTAACTTCTTTGCGCATTTGACGCATTTCTGTTTGTACTTCCTTAACACTGATTTCCGTATCACGGATGCTTTGCTTAACACCACGCTCGACAGTATCAACCACACCTTCTAAACGACGAATGTCGCCCTTAAGGTCATTTTTAATGTTGTTAGTGTATTCAGTTGATTGTGCTACGTTGGCGTCAACACCTTCCATCTTTTTATCCAATGCTGTTAGACGTTCATTGATACCGCTTAGATCTGGAGCAACGTACTCTTGGATCTGTTGCTTCATGTCCATATAGTCTTTATATACCTCAAAAGCGCCGTATAGGCCACCTAGTATAGTAGATACTATTGTACCTGCTATCATTAGTTTGGCAGGTGTAAAACTATAGCCACCTATACTGATAACAGTATTGGCACTGGCGTATTGTTCCACTGCCGCTTCCATCTGGTCAACTTTTTCGTCAATATTTTTACTCATTTTCTCTCTCCTTTATCCGTTTTATAATTTTTATTAGGTGTTCCGTATAATGCATACACCTTTATCTCATACTCTTCTCCACTTTTGGCCGTTTTGATTTCTATACCAACTTCCTTCCAAAAACTCTTCCAAAGAACTACCGGGGATTTATACTGGTCTTTTCTCATTGAGCTAGTTCCCACTGTTGATCTACCATTTGTGTGTGCAACCTATCACTTGCGCCCGACATTCTACGTAGCGTTCTGGCATTATCCACATTACGTTGATTAGGGTAAACAACAAATGGTTTGTAGCCCATTCCATCAGGCATAATAACACTGTATGATTGGAATCCTGGAGTGAATCCCATGGCAGCCATAACTATATTTTGCACAGCAACTTGTGCTGCCAAAGAAGTTGCTTTGTCCAAATCTTCACTGGCTTTTTCGCCAGCGGCTACAGCAGAGTTCATTGCAGCCTCTTTGCGTTTTGCCGCTATTTGCTGTCTTAGTGATTGTTTTTTAGTTTCTTTTTTCTCACCGGTTGATGTGCCAGCAACTTCTGTCTTTGTTTCAGTCTTTGTTTCAGTCTTTGCTTCTGCTTTCTTTTCTTCTTTAGCCGCCGGCTTAGCCGCTACTGCTACTGTTTCAGTAGGTGCAGGCGCTACAGGTGCCAGTTTTACTGCCGCTGTCGCTGATGTAGCAGGTGCCGCTGTCGTAGTACTTGTATTAATGACTTTATCAACGGTTGCATCTCCCGTAGCAGAAGGTGCAGTTGCGACAGTTCCTGTATCACTTATGGTTACTTCTGCAACAGTTTTACTCTCAGTAGGATTAGAAGCAGTTACGGTAGAGTATCCAGGACATAAAGTATTAGATTGTGGATCTGTTGCACATGCAGCCAGTGTTGTTGTATAGTCTGTGCAGTAAGGATACAACAGTTGGTTAGTACTACATTCTTTCTTTGCAGTATCATATCCGGTACACAAATTATTACTCAAAGGATCAAGTGAGCATAATTCAGTTTCCAACTTATATGAAGGACAGTAATCATGTGTTAATCCATTGGCAGAACATTCACTGACTGCTGTTTGATATGTGGGACAATATGTATTAGACAAAGGATCTGCATCGCATTGTGTTACCGCAGCCTGATATCCTGAACACCCACTGTCATAAAAAGGATCAGCAGTACATTGCTGTTCATAATATGCTTGTGCATATCCACTGCATTGTGTGCTGTATAACGGATCTGCATTACACTGGTAATCTAAATATGCTTGTGCGTAACCAGGACAGGCAGCATCATATAACTGGTCTGCATTGCATTGCTGACTAAAGTATGCTTCCTCGTAACCTGAACACCCACTGTCATAAAGAGCATTATAAGAACATTGTTGATCATAATATGCCTGTGCATAGTCAGGACAAGTAGAACTATATAAAGGATTTATAGCGCAGACGTCTGTAGTTTCTGTGCCAGTAAATGTAATAGTAGTGCCAGCAAGGTTCGGCATATTACTTACTGGACCAAACCAATATTGACTATACTCGCCTTTGCTTATGTCACCAGCAATACCTATAAGTGGATTACGATTTGAATTTAAGTTAACTTGATCGTATGTGATGCCAATATATCCAGTATCTTTAATGTTAACGCTAAATGTGTTTTCTAAATTTGTTCCTATTTCAATGACTTTATCCCAAGTATATGTTAGGCCCGTGCCTCCGTCTGTTTGCTGTGTATAAAATGTACTGTTGTTACCTGGATACAAGTCTGTATTCAACGCATAGATTGCATAGTTCCATGGAGAGTTAGCCTGAGACGCTTGGTTATTTAAATCGGTGCCGTCACAACAAAAACTGTTATTAGGGTTTAAGAAACCTATTACACCGTTGGTAAACATGTAAGATGTTGTGTAGTTGTTTCCGTAAAAAGGAAAAGCAAAAGGCAAGTTAACCTGTGCATATCCATCATCCGACATCTGATAATATGTTCTGAATCCAGGGCACGATGGAGAGCTTTGTGGATCGACGCTACATTGATCTACTGTGTAGTTAGCAGTCAAAGTTACATCTCGAACTTGTGGACCGTAGTATCCTGCCCAATAGCCACCATCTCTGGCAACAAATTGAATACCTAGGTTGACGTTGTTGTCTAGTTGTATTGCAGAGTTTAGTGTTTCTGTTCCGCTAAACCGTGTCCAGTCAAACTGTGTGTTATAGTTTTGATCTGACTGCTGAACAATTTGTCCTGAACTGTTAGTAATGAATGAAGTAACTGCTATCGAATCTGTTCCATTTTGATTACCTGCAACACCATTTAAGTTGCGAATATCATATGCCCAATTCCAACCATTGATTTGCACACCACTACCAGACAAGGCCTGATTGATAGCCTGAACTTGGTGTACCGCAGTTAACCCATATGAAAAGTGTATGGTATTGGTTGCAGGATCGTATAATGGTCCAGGGCCACCCGTACAACAATTGTTAGGGTGGGTTCCCGTGGTTACATTATTCCAAGTGTTAGTTATTAAGTTGGAACTTGTTTCGGTTTCGGCGTGAGCTGTACTGCATGCTAATAGCAACAATACTAACAAGAACTTTTTCATTACTCACAGCCTACTCTCTGTTTAACAATTGGGTCGTCACCTGAATACCCCGGGCAACTATTAGAATTTGGTATTGTAACCACTACCAAGGCTACGGTATTTGGTCCAGGTATTCGATCTTCGGGTTTAATACGACCACGTGCTGTCCAGATCTCTTTGGCTTGCTCACCAATTTTACCCATAACAGGACAAGGTGTGCCAGCATCTATCATAGCCTGGAATACACGCTCATCTTGACATAGTGTAGCAACTGCTGCCACCTTCATACCCATGTCATACAAGTTTTTACTTAACTTAATGCGTTCGCAGTTTAGATCCCTTGTCGTACCACCAACACTAACACCTAAAATTTGTGTTTGCATTGCACCCGAACTTGCGGTTGCACAAACGTCATTATTGATGGTTGTTACTGCTGGTGCCACAGCCGTGGGCGGGGGCGACTTAACTGTTGTTTCTGCTTTTGACGTACTGTTTGTTGTGCTGTTACTTGTTGAATCAGTCACAATTGGGTCCGCGGCAACCACAGCCGTGGCGAATATTGCTATTAATGTTGTTATTATTTTTTTCACTGTCAGCTCCTGAGATTAAATCTCTTATTGTATACAGAGTATTTACCAGAAGCCCGGTAAATATTTAAAAGGAGCTAAAATGATAAACGCATTGCCGCATATAGAAAAGCCACCCCAAGAGTGGACTGCGGAAGAACGATGGGCAGTTATAAGCAACAGGTATGAATGGATACGGCGTTGCCTTGACTACTACGAAAAAGAAATAAAACTAAAACGTTTTATTAAATTGTGTACTAAAGAATACTAAGACTTCTTGTCCGACGGGTTCTCTTGTGCTTCTTTTGGTTTTTTAGCCTGATTCCACAAACTTCTTGCAATAGGACCCATACTTTTGTGCGGTAAATGCTTTTGTGTCTCTTTAGGACGCGGACGTCTTTTAAACCAACTCATAAAAAATTCCCCTAAGTACTTATAGGGGGATTTTTATAGATTTAAATAGCAGTTAAAGTGAAGTAATACGTTTGAGTACTTCTTCATAAAACGTATCGAGTTCGCCGCCAAACAAACCTTTAAGGTTAGGTATAACACTGATGCAGTAAGAATAGTTATCTGCATCCATTTGGTGAATAAAATCGTTATGCAAGTTTATGTGTTTTTGTAAATCTACTACCTGATCGATTGGAATTTGTTCATTGGTAACAACACAATAAGCCCGATCTGGTTTACCATCAACCGAAACCTGATCTAACGGTAAAATTAGATATTGGTCTTTTAATTTTTCTGCTTTATCTTTGCCTATCATTATATACATTCAGCGATTTCCTCTAAACTTTGAATAATCTGCATAATGTTAATATTGTGTTCTCGGTACCCTTCTGTAACCATTTCAAGATAATACTCACTCGGCATATCTAATTTGGTATTGTCTTTCATATAATAAATCATCGGGCGCAGAGTCTTTCCATCATGTTCCACTATGACTTCTTTTTTATCATAATAAAAAGGATAGCCTTCCAGTTGATCTAGTGATTTTTCGCATGCATCTGTAATTAGCCACAATGCGCATTCCATACTAGCACCTGGCTTATATTCTGCATCACAATGCACTTTAAATGCCAGTTTGTGGTTCTTGAGCGTTACTTTTCCCAGGCTTTTAGCGTCGGGACAACGATATTCCATCTCTGACATGTTACAGTTCATGCCGTATGCTAGATAATATTTCATAGTGTTTTTAATTCAAACCGTTTAACTGCTGACTGTAGTGCTTGTGCTTGACTCACACAATCTGCTAAAGCATTGTGTAGTAGTTCACCGGATTTACGATCATCGCCTAAGGCTTTGAGTAATGTGCGACTATCTCTGATAGTATAATATTGCCATGGTGCAGGCTTGCCCATTTGCCTGTATAAATTTTCGATAATAACAATATCGAACACAGGACCTTGTGCCCAAATTCTATCAGCGCCAACAATAAACTTATTCAACTGTTTAGTAAAATCTTCTAAACTTGTTCGATCTGATTCGCCTAATGCTTCTTCTCGAACTTGGTCATTTTGTGTACCCCACCACTCTACAGTATTGGGATCTACATTACGACCTAAGGCTAGTTGTTCATCCACGTCGACTCGAAAATAAAGCCCGTCCTTCATTGGCACAGTTTCATCAAATGGATTAAACTTAATTGCACCAAACGTTAGTACAACAGCATCTGGACTAGTTGCTAACGTTTCGATGTCTAACATAACGTCCATGTTAAGACTCCGGTTCTAACTTTACCGTTAAAGGGAATCCGTTATTACGAGCAAGCATGGTAACTTCTACGCCTTTTTGTTCTGCCATCTCGAATGGCATAGTTGCTACTACTGCTGATCCGTCGGTGTGGATCTTTAAAGTCATTTCATCTGCAACCATTCGATCATAATTGAATATAACTACCAAAGTTTCTGAGACAAATTCTTGTGTAGTTATTTCGTCATTGATATAGATTACATTATATTGTACAGGCTCAGGAATATCTTCTCTGGGTTTAATAACCTGTATTACCGGTGTTTCGACTTCTGTGCTCATATTATTGAATCTCAAAAAGGGGGAAGAATTCTTCCCCCGGATTAGTTAATTACTTTTGAAAAGTAATAGCAATTTTCTTGGGCTTTTGTTCTTCGGGAACAATATGCTCAAGAGCGATAGCCAAGATACCATTTTTTACAGTTGCGGCACGTACTTCTACGTTGTCTGCAAGAGTAAAGTTGCGTTCGAAATTACGAGCGCTGATACCTTTGTGAATATATTCGACTTCTGTTTCTTTCTTTTCTTGTTTTCCTGTTACAGTCAATTGATTCTCTTTAACTTCGACATCAATTTCTTCTTCAGAAAATCCAGCAACAGCCACTTCGATAACATAATGTGTGTCATCTAGTCGTGCGATGTTGTATGGAGGGTAGTTATCACTGCCGCGGCTATTAGCGAATGTGCGATTCATTTCATTGAAAAGACGATCAAAGCCAATTGCATGGCGAGCGAAAGTTGGTAAGTCGATTGTGTCAATACGATAGTTTGTCATTTGTTTTCTCCTTAATAAGCAAGTTATGACATTAATTGTAGACCCCACCCGGGCATCTACAACAGTATTTATTATACTACAATCTTTGAAAAAAATCTAGTATTTTGGTTATGTTAAATAGTTCGAAATATCAGAAAACAAAGTTAGACTTAACATTATTCTGGGCAATTGTGCGTTAGGGACAGGATCTACGCTATGTGGAATCTGAGTGTTAAACACAATTGGTTGCGTTAGTATCAATTCATCGAACTGTGTACACTGTACTGGGTCAATTACACAGTTTTTTATATCTGTCAGATCCAACGTGTTTCTATAATCTTGTGGTATGTGAAACCATTTAATGATTGCCTGATCGCAGTTTAATATAGGAATATTAATTCTTGACAAGACCGGCAGTTGATCAATATGTATGGGTAAGTTTTTTCTTTTCTTTTCGTTGTCCAAAATAGTAACGGCAGCGGTTTTTACTACCCAATTATTGCTAATCAACCATTTTGTTAAACTTGGACAAGACTTGTAAAGTTCGATTGCTAAACGGTCCCATCCTGACCATGGCATTTGTTTGTTCCACGATTCTTTGTTATTTAAAATAACCTGACAGCATTCGTTTTGTATGTCAGTTAGATTATCGCAAGCAATTATAGCGTAAGGATTTAACTCATGCGGTAACATTAAAACATGCGTTTAGGAAGTTGCTGGCTATCTAATTTTTTACGCCAACGATTCTTGGCGGCAGCTTTTTTGCGTTTACGCTCTGTGGTAGGCTTTTCATATTGCTCACGGTCACGCAGTTCTTGCAATAATCCGTTTTCGTTTATCTTCTTTTTAAACTTGCGCAATGCACGTTCAAAATTATCATCTTTTACAAATACTTTAGTCATACACTAAATCCATCATCAAATTCGGCCAGCCAAACTTTAGGATCTGTATTGTAATGCCTTGTATCTAATACTTGCCGACTTTTTTCCTTAACTCCGTATTCCCATTGCACATCGTTAACGCCGCTGTGATGTAGATAAATGTCATATTCTTTATCACTTAAAAGATTAACTAGGGCTTGGATTTGTTCCGCATCCCAATCAGCATTTCGTATCATAACTTTAGGGATGTTGACATTTAAGTCAAAATCGGGATATGTAAAAATTCTAGGCATACTTTTCCTTAACGCTTCGCTGTGATTAATAAGTGCCAACCTAAGGCACGTTCCATAATTTTAAACAATTCTGTTGGCATTGCTTCAAACCACGGCTGTTTAACGTATTCATATTTAACATAATGTTCTATATTCCAAGGAAAAATAAAGTCTTGATCTACGTGTACATTATCAAATGCATTAAACAATTCTCTTGCTTCTTGTTTGGTATAAGTTACTGCTTGTGGGCAATTATCTTGCGCTTCGGGTTGATCCCAACCTGCATCAATCAAAATATTTTTCCAACTGTTTTTAGCATATAGCATTACCCGACATTCTCCGCCGTCTGCTAGCAAATTTGGTAAGTTAGCAACTACACGTTCAGGTCTGGGAGCATGATGTATTACACCAAAACTGTAAATTAAATCAAACTTTTCGTGTGGGTCAAATACGGAGTCTAATTCTTCAGCGTTAGCCTCGAATATTTCACCATTAAGGTCGAATACTTTGAAGCGTCGTTTTGCAAGTTTTACGCTTTCAGCACTCAAGTCTATGCCAGTGTATTTGGCTCCTGCTCTTGCAAAGTTAACAGCATCGGTTCCTATACCACACCCTATTTCTAGTACACGTTTTCCTTTCCAACGGTCAAATTCTGGAAATGTGTAGTTGTGCGGTTCATTAGCATAACGCCTTGCTTCAACTTCATCAAAGTATTCTTTTGAACCTATAGGACTTTGACTATGCCTAACATTACACGGACGGTTGTTCCAGTATGTTCTAACTTTTTCTAATAGATCGTTGTTATTGTTTGTTGACATATTCATTTAGTTTGTTAATCCACTCATTTAAATCTTTAATTCTATCTGGATGGCTGTAGTCTTCGGGGTTCGTTGGATCTCGCCCATCGGCAGCATAACTTTGTTCTTTAAACGTTTCGTCGTTGTTGCCACCTGTTACATCTGCACGGTCATGATATACTTGTACAGGTATATCTTTAAGTGTCCTTGTGTTTTTAGTTACATGATAAATCCACCAGTCGCTATGGTTAACTGGACTAATCTTACCAAACAAGTCTAACCAGGATCTAGGTATAATAGGAAATAATGCAAACGGATGATTCATTGTAACGCAAGGCATCCTGAGACAACCAAACCAACCTGTTTCTCGGACAATAAAATCATCCCAGTTATCAGTTAACATTAGTGCATCGTCATTCCAGAACATGACCCAGTCACCGGTTGCTTCTTCGGCTAGCATGTTTACATACTTGTAAAGACGCAAGTATCCAAATCTTTCAGTTTCGAATACCTTAGTAGTTGCTTCGGACTGTGCAATAAAGTCCCACCAAGTCTTTGAGAAAAATTCTCTGCTTTCTTCATCATTGTCGTCATATGCGATTAAGATTTCAATGTCCGCAGTATTTTTTGCACTTGCAAGTAAACTGCCTATGCTTTTAATTACTGCGTCTGTTCTTTTTCTTGTAGGTAATAATATGGATATTTTAGGTTTTGCCATTCTTTCTTTCGAGTTGTTCTGCAACAAGTTCTTGTTCGCTTGTGCTTAGTTGATCTAAATCATATTCGCCTGTGGCTAATTTTTCTATTAAGAATTGTATATATTGTTCATCGTAACTATACGTGTCAGTTCTGGTTTTGTCAACTTCTATCCACTTGGATCCGTTGAACTTATACAACCGATTCGGAATAGTGTCTACACGTAAAAACATTGTACCTTTTGTTGCTTGAGCTGGGAATTGTGTACCAAAAGTTGTAGATACAGGTGTGGCTACATTATCTGCTTGAATTTTACTATGTTGGTTAGCAGACTGTGTACTAGAAGCAGACAGTGTCGTTGCATTTTTAAAATAAGCAGATAGCTCAGGATATTCAAATCCAAAAACCTCAGCAGACATTTTTTTGCCGCCGACATCATAATAACTATCTCCAATTCGATTAACTCTGATATTTCCGTATTGGATCGTATCTTCGTCGACTATGTTAATTTCGTTAACTGACTCGTTAGTTTCTTCGACTACTACATGATCTATTTGTTCAGGTGTTTCTGTTGTTGGCTCTGGCCGAAGATGTGGGTGGTCTTGGTACATCCATCCGGGTGTAGTTGGGTCGCTCGATAACGGCTCCGTTGATTTTTCTTCTTCAGGTTCGATATCAGTTAATGTAGCAATAGCAGATTCTTTTACAAAATCATCTACATTCTTTTCTTCTTCGACAGGTCGTTCTGATTTATCCTGCTGTATCCACGAAAAGCTCAATTGACTTGCTAGTAATAATAAAACTGCCAAAGGATCAAATACAAAGATGATAATGATAATCATCCAGGTTACTGCTTTTTCTAAAATGTTTTTATCTGCTTGCTCGCCGTATATGAATTCAGCAATATACTTAATAGGTCCAACTTCTGCTTCCAGTTTACGGAATTCTTTTTCAAATACCAGCTTATCTTCTCGTACGGTATCTATACTAGTTTGTTCTTCTTTAATATTTTTTTCTAGTAGTGAAATCCGAACATCAACATCTTCGGTTTTGATAGATGCCTGGGTGCGCAATTTTGCAATACGATCTTGTATGCTTTTAATTTGTGTTGCATACTTTTTATCGACTTCGGTTAATCCTGCATTTAATGTACGATTAATTCTACCAATTTCACGTTGTGCGGCACTGGCAACACTGAGTTCAGTTTTCCTTGCTTGGTCGACTGCTTTGTCGTATTCGGTACCGCCGGCTAGCGAACCTTTGAATCGTTCTGTTGCGGCTTTGATATCTGCATCTTTGCGTTGTTGTGCTTGTTCCAATCTAGCATTTTGCTGTGCAATCTGTTTGTCAGCAGTTTCTTGTAATACATCTTTTTCTTCTTTGATTCGCAAATAAATTTTGTCTAATTCTTCTTGATCATTTGCGGCCATGCTATCAACTCTGCTTCCGCCGCCTTTCATTAATGAATCAATTTCGCCTTGCCATCGGGTAATTTTAGCTTCTGACCTTGCAATCTTTTCGTTAATGGTATCAATTTGAGCAACCTGCTCCTGGCTCATGCTGGTTTGTTCGATGTGTGCTTTCGACAAGAACCCGAATATACCCATGCTAGTAATAAACATCAGAACTAGTACAGCCATTAACATATAACTCTTTAATGCAAAAGGTGCCCGTTCCCAATTTGCCTTAAGCCACCATGCGGCAACTAACTTGGATAATTCCAATACCGTACCCATTATCATAATAGGCAATGCCGCCGCGGCAAATATTGATACCAACCCGCTGACGCTATAGTAGATAGCAATGGCAGAAATTGCTAATCCAGATAAAAAAGTTAAAAGTGCTAAAAACATGTAATTATTTTAAGATGCAATATATACTTATTCTATATTATTTTACGCTAAAATACAAGTTTATTTTAGCCACAATAAAACCCGCCTTAGCGGGTTTTGTTTCCTTTAAATTAGTTACCAATCAAATTCGCAAGATTGGTTCATGTAAGCATCGTGTTCTCTTGCAATGTGGTCAATGTATTCCTCGTATTCAGCGTCTGCATTTTTAAGAAACGCCGCATCCCATTCATCAGGAACAATGGTCTCTTGTTCCTCTTGTTGATCGATCCATTTGTTTTTCATTTTACCCATGATGTTTACTCCTTGTTAGCGATCTCTGATAATTTAGAACGATATTCCAGCTGGCTGACTTGAAACGAATAAATGATGTACGCCCAAACTGCGATACAAATAACCATTACAACTTGTACTACATCTTTGGCGCTAGGGTCCAAATACTCCAATAGGTATTTCATACCTAAGGCGATCAGTAATCCTGCGACCATATAAACTACCGTTTTAATTGCGGCTTCAACTTTAATTGACATAAAGATACCTTTCAAAAACAAATTATAACATACACAGACATTTACGTCAAGTGCTAACTAGCTAGCCATTTGAGAATACTTAAAGCCATTTACATGGAATAGTAGGTTTCGGAACTGGGAGAGCAGTAGTAGGGCGTATTGTAACGCTCTTTAAACTCTGCACCCGTCATCATGTTCTTCTTAGTAACGTAGGTTTCAAAAACTTCAGCAACGAAGCCTGCTTCACGAAAGTCTTTGGCAATCTGCTGAATGAAATCGCTAGTGCTAGGTGCATAGTCCAAAACGTCAACAAAACGCAAACCTGCTTTGTTCCTACCATAACGCTCGTCACGTTTGATGCGCTTGTCTGCTTTGTACAGTTCGATAGTGTATTCAACTAACTTGCTCATTTCCAACTCCTGTTTTGTTACTATGTCTATATTATAGCAAAACGGTGAATTTCAGTCAACCAAAATGTAGTACTACTTAGGTACTACATTTTGAAAGCGATATTCCCTACGCAACCACCAACGATACTTGGCTAGATATTGCTTAACTGTATAGTCGGCAGGAGCAGATTGTCCCCATTCTTCTAGTTCTTGGAGGTGTTGATACCAGCGTTCTTGTAGCCATAGTCGAAACGTCATTGCAGTCTCCAAAATTAGTACTGATTTAGTACTGGGTTAAATTCACGAATCAGTTCACGTTCGCGAGCATGGGCGGGTTTGCGACCACGTACAGTTTCTAGCACACCATACTCAAACGCTCCAACACCGTATTCACGGATACTGTTGCATAAGGGCCACACTTTGTTTTCAGTTAGTGCCCTACGAACATGTTTTTGTATACGGACTTTGAGTGCTTTACGTAGCCCTTGTCCGCATACAGTAATGCCCACGTACTGCTCGCCTGTAACCCGATTGGTAATACAGTATACAGCGTGGGTAGTATCTTGGCGTCTTTTGCGTTTCGTCATACCATTATTATAACAAATTTTGGTATTTTTTGCAACCAAAATTTGTCAGTGTAAAGTATTATTTTCTAAGTCGTAAACACCGAATAATTGTAGTATTTTTGCCACATTTTCTGGAGCTTCTTTATTAGAATCCGGTGCAATTACGGTTTTTAATTGTCCATCAGCACTAATGACCAATACATAATCTTCTTCTAATATATCAAAATCATCAAAGTAATCACTTACTTCTTCGTTTTTTAGAGTATATGTCATTATATTGCCTTTCTAATTTTCGATAATGTGTTTTAGTTTTTTTAACTAACAATTGCGTTACTTTATCATTTTTACCGAAAAAATGTCGGTATATATTATAAATTGGTGTTTTTTCTAATATAGGGTTTTTATTATAAAAAACTTTTTGATTAATCATCGAAGATGCCGCAGTAAATGCATAAGCATCTATTTCATCTGGAATTCCATAGTATTCTTGATTTTCTTTAAAAATGATATTTTTTTCGGAACTTTTATAATTACGACCTTCATTAAAATGTCTTTTTCTTGATTGATGTAAATGTATAAATTCGTGTCCTAAAATACTTGCAATATCAATTGCAAAATAATGCCAATGTTCAAATGTTAAATCAGATTCGTCGAATGTAAAAATTCTATTAGAAGGAAATACAATTTCTAGAAAAATACAGGATTTATTATCGTAATCTAATTCTGGATCATATAATCCAGAAACATCAAATTGATTTTTTAAAGAAGATATGCTATCTATCTTTATTATTTTTACATCTGTAAATGGAATTGTGCGATTAAGTTTATTAACTATCTGCCGACTAGTCAATTGTTTACCGTAACTTTTAACATAAAGTTGGTGTAATTGGTCTAATAACTCGAAATAGTTCACTGGTATCTACCTCGCTTTGTTTATTATATTTACTCTTTTAATTTTGAGCAAGTATAATGGTAGATTAAGTTATTCGCCTAACGTTCCTGTTATAGTAACACCGGATTCTCTAAAGAACAAATCGTTTTTACCAGTATCCAAGACAGTTCTGGCTACTTCACCCTCTAGTGTATCTTGGGACAACCCATACAACATGTAGTCTGTAGCAATGTTGGCTTGATCTGCCGCATAGCCAGGCAAACTTTGTACAAAAGAAAACACAGTAATATTATCACCATAGCTGGTTAAGTCAATATTAGCCTTGTTATAATTTTTAATTTCGTAGTAAAGATTTGTAGTAAATTTATCGTAGTTAGAGTTGATTTGATTAACAATAGCAGGAATATTTCCAGTGGTATCTGCAACTATAGTATTCACTAAAGTATAATATTCATCTTTTTTCGCTTCTAACAACCTATCCCAAGATGCTTCATCTCTGCTAGACTCTTCGGTTGTCAATGGTAAGCGAGCAGATAATCTACTAATTTCTGTGAACGTATCTCGTATTTGAGGACCATACTCGGTTGCGTACAATTGTGCTATACCATCATTGACTTCTCGCATTAGCTCTGATTGATAACCGCTTCCCATTCCAATAACATTTAATATTGTTATAGGTTCGTTGTTAGCACCGAAAGGTAAGAAACTTCTCAAACTATCAATAGTTGCTTGATTAATTAATGTATTACCTGTCAGAGATTCAACGTTGGCTGTAACATTACTCTGTACGTTATCAATTAAGTCTGCAATTTCCTGTCCTGTTTGTAAAATTAAATTAGGTGCTCTTTTGTAAAAATCTGCGCCTACTTCAACAAACGTATCAAATTCGCTATCGTTAGGTAATCCGCTTGCTCTGTCTATTCTGGTATAGTCTAACGGGTTAAACATGTCGGGGACACTACTACCTAAAACTTCTTGAATGGTTTCTATATCTGCAGGATTGGTGATTTGTCTAAGTTCTTGGGTAATAATGTCAGTGTATAAACTGTTACCTATGTCATCGAAGTTTACGCCAGCAGTATACAAACTCAACGACAAATTGTTTATATACCCTAATCCATTTTCTAACATCACATCTGCTACAGCATTTGATGTACCGAAATAACCGCTTGTGATCGAGCTAGCTATCTTACCAATGTTTCGAAATGCTGTCACCAATGCATTACCGACTTGGTACTTGTTAAAACCCTGAGTTGTAAGAACTTGGAAACTATCGGCTCCATAATAAGCCAAGTCGGTATCTTCAGCTTTTTTAAGTGCGGCTAGATAATTGTTACAAGTTAACACCCAAGCAACTGCACTGGTAAAGGCATTCATAAAATAAAATTGATCAAACTGATTGCCGCCACTGATTCTAAAAAGTGCTATATCAGTATAATAAATTGCATTACCCGGTAAGTCAGTGTATTTGTCCGGCATAACACCTGTCAGCGCCGGCATAGGGGTATTCGCACCAAATGTGTCACCTTCTGGATTTTTAAGGTATTCTTTAAAATATCCAACATGATACGGAGTAGTTGTAATAGATCCTCCGGTCACTGTGGTGTTATAATCTCCAGTACCTAACTGCATTGCGACCATGTTACCTTGAGCACTTAAACTTCCATCGTAAATACCACTTGCTGAAAAGTTAGGAAGCGCCGGACCATAAGAAA